TAAATGAGTTTGTCTTGGCCAACATATTAACAGTTTCACGCATTAATTCTTTATAATTATTATTATCGTTTGTTTTATTTTTGATAATACCTGTAAGTTCTGTTATATGTTTATTATGGGTTCTATTTTTGTATCTATATTCGCGGTCTGTAAAAATGCGTAGTTTTGTCATTTTGATATAATATAATATCGTTTAATTCTTTAAATAAAATAACATCGATTTAATAATGTACATATGAATTGTTATATGCGGAGGCATATTCGCAGGTCTAACAGCCGGGATTATGACAGTACAGGGCGTTTATGCTACTAAAATGATATAAAAAATAAATCATATGTATATATAATGCCTGTCGGACGACGAGTTGATCTAAATAAAATGTCTCTTAAAAAAGACTTGACAGTTACTCCCTTTATGCCTGGGGCCCCCGTTCCCATTCATTATACATTATACAAACTTACAAATAAATTTATGTATATACCTAGATATTTTAGCGAAGACGGTGATCTAATATTAAATGAATTAAATAAAGTTGATATTAAAACTGAATTTAAACCAAGAGATTACCAAGAAGATGTAATTCAAGAAATTTATTCTGAATTACTTAAAAACGGTTCGTGTATAGCGTGTTTATATACGGGATGGGGTAAAACTTTTGCAAGTCTCTACTTATCACATCTACTCGGAGTTAAAACAATTATATTAGTAAATAAAGAATCTCTCATGGAGCAATGGAAAGAACAAATTGAAAAATTTTTAGGAGTTTCGCCTGGTATAATTCAAGGTAAGAATGTAGACATAACCCCGTGTATCTGTATAGGAATGATTCAGAGTATATCAATGAAAGATTACCCGCCGGAGATCTTCAAAGATTTTTCATTTGCCATTTATGACGAAACCCATCATTACTGCTCAAAAATTTTTTCAAATGTATTTTATAAAATAGGGGCAAATTTTAATCTTGGGCTTACTGCCACTTTAAAACGTGCAGATCGCTTAGAACATACTTTAGAATGGTTTATAGGTAAAATTGCCGTGAATGTACAGTTGCTAATAATAGAACCTACTATAAAAGTATATAATTTTTCAAATTTTACAGATAATGTAATCAAATATTTGCCAAACGGAAAAGTAAATTCTCCTGCAAGTATAACTGCTATAACAGAGATTGAATCTAGAAACGAATACATTCTAAATTTAATTAAGGAATGTTACATGTCTAATAGAAAAATTTTAGTACTATCAGATCGCAAAGCTCATTGTGATAAATTATTTAATTCTTTAAGTGGCTGCTCAGTTGGTTTATATTATGGAGGAATGAAAACAGAAAATCTTAAAAAGTCCAATGAATGTAAAATTATAATAGCAACTTACCAAATGGCGTCAGAAGGATACGATAATCCAGGGTTAGACACATTAATACTTGCTTCACCAAAAGGTAATGTTGAGCAAGCCGTGGGTAGAATTTTACGCAGGAAAAATGAAAATCTACCGATTGTCATAGATATCAATGATACAATAAGCGTCTTTAACAATTGGTATCGCAAAAGACTATCACTGTATAAAAGTAAAAAATTTAAAATTGATTATGTTAATAATTGTTACGGAAATGTACCGGAATGTGATTTAGTGATTAACGAATACTCTATTCGCTAATTCTGGACACATGAACACCCGTGTTTAAAGGAAATTCAGATAATTTTTGTCTAGAGCCTAATGTCGAATATGCCTTTCTGGAAGCGGTTTTATTTAAAGCATACATTTTACCAAAACGCGAATCTCCTCCTAGTCTGTATTCCTCGACGCTTCCGATAGAAACCGGGGGCGGGGCCTCAACTTCAATACCTGCGGTGGCCACCGCGCCGATGTTTTTACGTTCAACTAAAACAGTTTCATCCGGTATTAAATCCTCTGCGGCAGCCATAACTACCCCAGTCGATACAGTAGATTCCTTCGGTACAACTACAGTTTTACCAGATTTTACCTGCGAAGCTTTAACAACAACAGGTTCTGTTGGTTCTATTTGACTAACGTCTGCTATTACATTCTCATCAAGACTGACATCATCTTTTTTAACTAATACATTTTCACCAGATATAGCACTACGCTTTAAAACTTGCTGATTTGGTTTAACTTGCGATGGTTTAACAATCACTTTTTCCCCTGGTACAACATCTTTCGCTTTAACTATAACATTTTCATTTTGAACTACGTCTTCTTTTTTAACGGCAACCTTTTTCCCAGGTTTAACTTGGTTAGGGGATACCCGAACTTTAACAGAAGGATCTACATCTTTTGCCTTTGATAAAACTTTATCTTCATTAGATATTGAAGAACTTGTGGCAAATCCATATGGCCCTTTCTTCTGATTTAGAATATAATTATCGTCTAAACGCATACCATCATTTAGTATATCTTTTGTAATTCTATCGTCAAAATGAAACTTATTCGTGGCCGAATCGTCTAATTGATAGGCATTTAGCTCCGCTAAATTTTTCTGAATAGCACCTTCCGGCGAAAAACTATCCTTATTTCTGTACTGTTTTCTTAAAGAAAAAACACCCATAGCAAACATCGAAGCAAGCGCGACGCTTGCTACAATAGCAATAATAACAGATACGGGTAAATTTGGAAACATCATTTATTAATAAATAAATATATTTTTTTTAAATAAATAAACCAATGAGTAATAATAATTTATTTAGAGAAGTTATTATTGTTTTTATAATAACCGCTTTATGGGATGTAATTTTACGAATGGTATCCGAGGGTAAAATACATTTATTTGGAATAGAAAAAATGAAATGGATAACGGTTTTAGAAGACTATTTTGAAGAACATACAGTTTTGGGTGCGGCACTGATCGCAGGTTTTGTAGGGGCTATAACACATGTCTTAATAATTTTAGCACTTGACGCATTTAAACTATCTGGTATTACCTTATATTCTACCATGGTTTTATTATTTGTATCAGGAATTGTTGGAATTCCTATGAGATATTCAAAATTATTTCCACATCTTAAAGTGTATTATTATGACCGCCTTGGTTTTCCATACTCTTTTGCATCAGACGCATTTTCGGGTATAGTTGTTGGCGCATCTTATCAATTCATGAAACATTTAAAAATGATATAATTTAAATTTTTTTAATTTGTTTACATTTATTAAATGAATACTAAAGAAAAAATAATTGAACTAAGAAATAAAGACTATTATGTCAAATTACTCAATAATTTTAGAAATAATGGTCTTTACGACTTAATAACAAGTGAAGAAATAGATTATTCACTAATTGTAATCAATTTGTTACATTTTTTAAAAAAAAATAAAAAATATATTAAAAATTTTCAGTCAAAAGATTTTGAAAACATTCTTATATTGTGTATAGACGAAATTTTAACTAAAAAATTTAACATAGATGTAGATCATGAAAAATTAAATGTAGTAATTTTATTGGTTAAAAATTCATATTTGTCTAAAACTATTTTTTTATACATAAAAGACACTGGACTTAAAATATATTATAAATATAGATGTAATTTTTGTTTAAGTCAAAACGATGACGAAGTAGTTGAATTTGATAATAAAAATCGAACTTAATGATACCAACCGCCCCCGTTTCTATGACCTGTTCTTTCAGGTGGTGCAAAATTTATTTTATCATCACTGGGGATTACAAACGATGCCGGTGGAGAAGCCTTTTTCTTATACATGAAGGCAGTTCCATACGGATTATCAATGTGTTCTCCCTTTATAGCTTTATAAAATACACATGATCTTCTTTCACCTCCAAAGTCCCGATCAAAACTGAAGTATCTACACTCAGGATCTCTAGTACACGCCTGTGAACACGCGTCTATGTGACATTCTTGATTTCTAAAAAAACTACAGTGTTTAGATTTAAGACCATGTTCATTTGTGAATTTAATAGACTCCGTGGGTAACCCATACGACGGGAATTTAACCCTGTCGTAACCATTTGGATTTGGCGGGGGGCAAGCTGTATGACTACCGGGACCGGGATTTCCAACATGGGCTCCTATTAATAGTTTACCATTGCGCCCATATTTAGGATCTGGGCCGCTATCCGGCGCAGCACATTGATAGGGTGCACCTATTTGACCAGACGCTTCGTTATAATAGGCTCCGAGCTCTTTCAAGTATTTTTTCTTTTCGATTTTAATAATTTCTGCCTTTGCATTATCTTTAATGGGCCCTGATGGAAGACTTGATACATTTCTTTCTGCGGTGGCAGCGATGGATATAAGTTTTTTCTTATAATCAACATAAAACTTATCAAATGCTGCTCTTTGGGAAGGTGGTCGGAAACATCTTGCTATATGATGACGACCTTCGTGAACTCCATTAGTAATAAAATGTCTTTTTACTTCGTTATGAAAACTGCCATTTTTCATACATTCTTTTATATTAGTAAAGTCTGTCTGACCGGGGTTGTGGTGGCGGCTACAGAAATGCCTTACTAAGTCTTGATTGTCTTCAAGATAACACGCTGTCATGTCGTTTGTCCATAAAGCTCTTCTATGGCGGCGGTAGAAATGGTCAAACCATTCATCTGTACACATTTTACCCGAATTAATCTTATTCGGATCTGTTAATATTAATATAGCAATGCGAACCCAGTCTTTTTTGCCTTCTACTAAAGGCGGTTTAATTCTATTAAGTATAACAAGTAAATTATCAGTAGCGGTTGGTGATGAGTTTATATCTGAAGACAAAATAGCAGCTTTATCTTCTGCATAAAAACTATATTTTTCAAATGCGGCTTTTTTATCAGGTTTATCTAATTTAAAATAATTTTCTATAAAATTATTTACATCTGATTTGGCACATCCCGATAATTTAGTTTTTTGAACGTGTTCTTTTAACAATTTCTTTATAACATTAATTTCATACAACTTAATAGGAGATTTATAACGATTGTCGACTAATTTTGGACACACAGGACATACTGGACAGGGTTTAGTTTCTGGCGGCGTTACTACAGGACATACTGGACAGGGTTTAGTTTCTGGCGGCGTTACTACAGGTTTGGTTACTACAGGTTTGGTTACTACAGGTTTGGTTACTACAGGTTTGGTTACAGGAGATGGCGTATAGGATGCTGCAGGTGTAGCTGTAGGTGTAGAAACTACTGGAATATTATCTTCTAACATGGATTTTATACCCGGAGATGGTAAATCTGTAACTGTTTGTATTTCTGTTTGAACCGTGGGTGGATTGAGTACTGGAGGCGGCGTAGAAGACTGACGACGTGGACGAGATGTATATAAAGACAATGCCGATACTTCCTCAACCGGCTCATCCGGCTCTTCAATTGCAACTTCGTCCGGTTGTGACTCTTTTTGTTCTTCAATGGCTTCTATTTCATTAGTTAGTTCTTCAAGTTTAGTTTCTAACTCAGTATTGTCAGTAGAATCGTTGCTTATTATTAAAAATACAACTATTAAACAAACTAAGAATACAGCACCTATTAAAAAAACTTTAATTTTATCCATTTTATCCATTTTATTATATGTATATATTTTTTTAATTAATATTATTATTTTGGTGCCAAACAATATTTTATTTGTCCTAAATTAGCCACGTTGTATAATATAGCAAGGGGAAACCCGGTCTTTAGATAAATTTCAACTGTACTACACAAATTTGTAGATTTTGTAAATAATTGGATATATTTAATATTAAAAGTTCCGCTTTGTTCTTCCGTTTCTGAGTTATTATCATTTGTTTCGTTGATAGTAATAGATTGTTCAGCAAAATCTCCCATTGAGTGTAATCTAAGAGAATTCATGCTATATTTAAAATGTATTTCATTCGAAATACTCGAAAGATCTGATATATAAGTTTGAAAATCAGTGCTAGGCATCGTGATATAATTGTTAAATTTAATATCTGGGATATTATAAATTTTTTCGTCCATGTCTAACAATTTAACTTTTGTAGAAATTTTTGAACGTTTTTCGCTATTTTCGGATTGAATATAAATATGTCCATCCTCGTTTTCATAAATACTAAATGAAATAGTATCAGCATGTTTGATACCTTTAAGAATTTTAAAAATAGACAATAAATTTATTCCTATGTTAGTTGTTCTAGTACAAATATATTCTTCAAATTTATCTTTATTTAAAAAAAGATTTACAATAGCGGTATTTGTGCCGTCTATCGTTGTTAATTTTAACCCAGTATTATCAGCTTTAAAATTAACGTCGGCTAAAATATTTTTAAGAGATTCGAAAAGAATTCTTATAGCATTTGTTTGTACAGTTTTAAATCTAAATAATACTTTGCTTGAACTATCGTTATGCATTATTTATATTTAAAATAATCTAGTTTTTTAAATACATTACATTACATTAAATTACATTTACATTTACATTACAGTTTATTTTTCTAAAAGATGGTCATCTCGAGGATCGACTGCGGCATGTCTTTTCCAAATGAGTTTGCTAGGAAGAGGTTTTGTAATACATTTTCTCCCATTAAGAGGAGTTTTATTTGAAATCATTAAAAGTGTACCATTTTCAAAATCTATGTCTTCATAATCAGGATGTTCCATTAAAGCATCTTCCAACTTAATAGGTTCTTCGCGGTCAGAATAAAAATTATAATAAGGCCCGAGCCAAGGTCTAATAAAATTTGTTACGTCCATTCCATTTAAAATTATTATTTCTGGATAATATGGATATTTTGTCGGTACGATGTCAAATGGGTAAATAGGAAACGCTATGTCTTTTGTATACGTGATGTATTTCATAAATTCACCGTTAAACATATATTCAATTACGATATATTTAATCTTAACATCTAGATTCTTTTCCATTTCTTCGAGACTTTCAACCGTTACTTCTGATTCTGAAATTTCAGAATCATCTTCGAATTTAATACGGTAACAAAGTAAAAGATATTCGTCTTTTTTATAAACGTCTTCAAACGTTTTATACGGGCGCAAATAATTATAGACTTTGTTTAGAGTGTATGTTAGTAAACCTATAAGAGTAAAAGTATATAAAGCAAACATTTATTATTTTTAATAAGTAGTCTCTTTAAATTAATTAATGGAACAGACTGTTAAGAAAAGAGGCCGCAAAAAAAAAGAACTAAATGTTGTAGAAGTGGTAGAAGAACCAGTTGAAGAAGTTGTTAAAAAAAAGAGAGGAAGGAAAAAAAAATGGGAAACGACAACATTTAAAAGTAATTACATAGATGAAAAAAAAAATGAAGAAATAACATTTGACGTAAATGAACAATTGAATAATAATTATTTAACAAATTCATTATCTTTTGGAAATTTATGTATACAGGTTCATGATAAAGAAAAAGAAGAAAGTACAAATATTTCAGATTTTTTTGAACCGTGTCAAAAAGAATGTAATATAATTGTTTCTAGTGACGAAGAAGATACTTGTGATATTGTAAAAGATAATGTAAAATCTTTAAAACACTACAATATGAACATAGATGTCACCCAAAAAAAACAGGCTGTTAACAACATTCGCTGTTATAACTGTCATCACACATTTAGTAATATACCATTTTATCTACCAATTAATTATTGTCCTAAATTAAAACGATATAAATTATTTGGTAATTTTTGTTCACCAAACTGTGTAAAATCTTTTTGTTTAAATAATAAAATATTTGAAAATAAAAGTTATTTAGTTGGTCAATTTTATAGATCTCTTTTTGGCCAAGATTTCAGAATTCCAGTGGCGCCAAGCATATATACTTTAAAAGAATATGGCGGGGATAAAAGTATAGACGAATTTAGAAAATTATCCTATACTAATTCCAGATACACGATGAACAACATTAACACTAAAATTATTAATCTTTCTTAAAATATAATTTATAAATTATAACTATTAGAAAAAACATTATGATCATTAAATAATTATTATACATTTTATGTTGTATAATATTAGATTTATACATAAAAATTAATTTTTCATCTGCGGATAGATTTATAAAATTTTCTTCGAGAAGTCTGGAATATAACTCGGTCGTGCCACCGAAAATAGTATTCGAAAAATTTTCTAAAAATCCTTTATTATCCGGATAAATGTCATTATAATTTTTATCTCGAGTATAAAGGTGGTGCTGTGCTTTTTGAACGTCAGCATGCGCTATATCTGCAGGAAGCGCTTTTTCAATTAAAGGAGGTCCTTGATTATAATATAATACCATTGTATATTATAAATTAGATATTATTTTTTTTAAATATTAATTGCTCTTTTTCCTTTGTTGTTAATAGTTACTTCTTTGGAAGTTTCAACTGTACTATTAGATATAGAATCTGTATCCCGCATCATACTTGCCAAATTCATACTTGGTCCGGTAATTTCATTTGAGTTTGGTTTTTCATTAGAAGTGCCTTTACTCATGGCCGCCGCAATGTTTTTCATAATTTCAGAATTTTGTAAACCGTCGCCGGCAGGAAGGGCGCTACTAAAAAGTGACTTTGTTACATGAAACATAAATGCGCTACCTGCTAATGTTACCATTAATTGTAATTCTGGGGGTAATTCTGCCCGAGTTTTGTATTTTTCGTGTAATCTCTCAAAAACAGATTCATAATCATCTAAGTTATCCATTACCGATTCTGACCACCCTTCGAGTTTGGCACCAATTGGGTCAAATTTTTTATTAGCAAATTCAAGTCCGGTAACTGCTGCCATTAATATCTTCTGCTGAAATTTTACGCTCATTTCCGTTTCAGTATTGCTTAGATGAAGTTCTAATTCGAAACGTAAATCTGACAACTTAGATGTCATAGAATATTTTTTAGTAAGTTCAATGCCCTTCTTTTCTAAAGCAAGTAACTTTAGAAGTATTTCTTGTTTTTCTTTCTTTGGGTCTTTCTTTCCTTTTTTAGAATTTTCGCTCGAGCCCGAATAATCAGAATAACCTGAATCAGAACCTGAATCAGAACCTGAATCAGAACCTGAATCAGAGTCAGAATCAGAACCGGAGCCAGATTCGGATGTGGTTTTTTTCTTTGAATTATTCATAAAGTTTTGATATTCTTCCGCATTAAATTTATTTTTAGACTTACCATGTTTAATGTTGCTTTTTTTATCAGGGACACTTGGTTCTATTGTACTACCAGATGCGTCGGACGCTGAATCATCGTCTCTAATAATATCTATACCCTTGACATTAGTTGGATTTTTAATCTGTATAGTAGGTCTAGAAGAATTTTCAGTTTCGATTTGTATTTTTGGTACAAGTCCGCTCATATTATAATTATTAAATTTTATTTTTTTGTCTTCTTTAAAACGAGTAAATAATATCTTTAACGGTGGCTCGACTTTATAGCGACTTATAAAGTCAGATGTAGTCATGCACTCAATAGAATTAAGATCTTTTTTTTGTTTAATTTGTTTTAAAGATTAAGATTATGTATATATAAATGCTAACTAATAATATAATTTACGGTGCGGGTATACTTTTTTACAGTAAAAGTATAGATCAAACTCCTTATTTTTTCTTAGGTAAAGACTGGGAAAATAAGTGGTCAAATTTCGGAGGAGTATGTGAAGCGTCTGATAAATTTGATACCGAAATAACAGCTTCCAGAGAAACCTGGGAAGAAACATTGGGATGTATAGAAGATTTTGATCTTATTAGAAATACATTAAGTAAGTACAATTCTCAATGTATAATATGTAAAACACCGTCTGGAAATCCTTATTATATGTATGTAGTTAAAATACCGTTTAACAATAATTATAGGTATACGTTTTTATCCACTAAAAAATTTATATCAAAGATAAATATTGATAAAAAGTTTTTAGAAATTAATGATGTAAAATGGGTATCGTACCAAACTTTAAAACTTAGCATCAATTCAAAAAAACCTCTTATAAAACTAAGAAACATTTTTGAACAAACGTTTTCAGATAATATAAACGAAATAGATAAAATTATTTCTTGACTATAATTTTTTCTTTTATTGTCGTAACAGGTGCTATAATAGGCGGCATATTAGTAGATTCTGCGCGGCGATAAGTATTCATTGAATTGATATTGTTTTTTGGAACAACATTCGACGTTAACGAAGTTGGAGGTATAATATGAGACATCAAGTTTTTATCTGTAATACCGGAAACTTGATTTTTTGGTTTTACTTTTTCAATAATTATTTTGCTATCTTTTGCAAATTTTGTCGTATCATAATTATGTGTTAGTACATTATGTATATCATTTTTTGATTTATCATTAACATTTAATCTGTCAATAAGATCGTTGTAATAACTTGAACGCTCGGGTATATTATTTTTAGTAGCATATTCTAAGCTGTAAGGTACGTTTTTTTTATAAGATATAACCCTGTTTGACGGAAGAGCAGGAATGGTTTTAACCTGTTTGGGGTCTTTATTTGGTAAGCTTAATATATTGCTAATATTATTAGAAATATTTTGTATTTGTTTATTGTTAAAGTTTATATTACGATCAATAACATTCATGTTGTAACTTAATTAATATTAAATATTTTAATTTAAATTGTAATTACGCGCCACATTTTTAATATCAGCAGCTACTTTATCTATTGGATATAAACGTTCATGTGTTTTCATATGATCGACAGTGTCTTTAAAACCTATTAAATTAGGTCTTGTTTTAACTTCAAATGTTCCAGACATTTCATCTAATGCATTTAATTTTGGTTCACTCTTCTCTTTTAATTTATCCACATTTACATGTCTTACATCTGGTAGAATTTTATTTTCATATCCTATTCTTGTTTTATATATATCGGCTGCGCGTCTTATATAAGTATTATTTGCATCAAAAGCGTCTGGATTTTCAGGTAATATCAGTGTTCCAATATTGGAATTTTCTTTAAAACTTCTACCAGTTAGATTCATTTGGGAATTTAATATTTTAGATTCTCCAGAATTCATTCTAAATTCTGCTGTTTTATAAGGATAATTCTCTTTATAAGAGGCATTATTCTGAGCAGGCAAACCAGTCTCGTCATCTTTAGTAACCAACGAAGGTCTTACCCAACCGTCTACTCTTACACTAGAACCACTTTTAATATTTTTACCAGTGTTTAAAATATTTTCTTCTTTGATTTTACTTATTTCTTGACCTATTTCGTTATATTGTTTGGGTTTTTCTTGTGTAATATTTTCATCTTTTGCCATATTAATTATATCATCTATTTCTTTTTGCGAAACACTCTTTGCCGCGTCTATAAGCTTAGGATCTAATTCTAACTCTTTAATAATATCATCTACTTCGTTTGAAATTTTTCCGGTTTTAGACATCTCAGACGATCCAAAAATACTAGACATTTTTTGTGATACATTTGTCATTAATTCTGGGTTTCTAAGATCTGTATTACCGTACAGATTAATATACAAACCAAACACAGACAAAACTATAATAGATGTAGTTAGTGTATTCATAATTATTATAATTAAATATTTTAAATTACAATAATAAATTAAGATATTTAATTAATTTCAGTTCTACAAGTCGGGCACGTATTAGATTTTTCAGTGAGCCATTTTTTAATACACTGTTTACAAAATGTATGATTACATTTTAATTTTATGTTTAGTTTTTTATTTTCCATACATATACAACAGTTTGAAAATTGTTGTGTACATGTCAAATCATTAAATTGATCTTCAGATAAAGTTTTTTTTTGTTCTTCCGTATTAACAGTGTTGATGTCTTCCCCTAAATATAGCCTATGAGTGATGGCCATTAGTAAAGGGTGTAAAGCTACATCATTTTCATATATTATTTCGAAATCTTGGAAATATAACAAATTTTCGTCTCCTTCGATTTCAATTATACCACCATTTGAAGAATATGTAACATTTCTTACACTAGACGACATATACATACTTGCTATATTCTATACTTAATATTATATTTTATTTCTTTATAAAGTTTTATCACCTGGTCTTAATTGCCGCGAATTAATAAGAGCAGCTTTATCTATTACATTGGATGTACCAATGGTTTCATCTAAAAAGTTAAAACTAAATGGAGCCTGAAACGGCGTCTCTTTAAAACCATTGTTGGTATAATCTTTAACAATAAAGTTGTCGTCTTTTTCTGCGTGTATATGTTCTGTATCATACAACATATAGTGTCTGATATTGTAATCAACTAACTTATCAGCGTATCTATCATTAACACCAGTTGTGTCACTGTTTACATTAATAGATTTATCTCTGGTTCTTACGACAACTGGGTTCAACTTTTTATTAAACCCCCTAGAACCTATACTTTGTTTATTATATTTTACGAGAGATTTTACTTCTCTATCTTCTACTTTAGCAGAATTTAAGATATTATAATCAATATTGTCCTTATATCTACCTTCAGTATTGTAATTTATAACTTTGGTTTTTGCAGTCGTGGCAGTATAATCCATTTATATATATAATATATAATATATAATATTATTTTAATTTAAATATTTCTATTTAGTTTAGATAAACTTTTTGTAATACCATATGTAACTCTTGGTCCAGAAGTTAAAAAATCCTCTGGATTTATATCAACCGGTACAATTGTATCTTTTGACTTATCTCCTTCTAGAAAAAATATATGCTTGCGCAAATCGTCTGTATCAGGAGGAGAATAATCTAATGTAATCTGGTTTTGCTGATTAATCACAATATCATCTTTGATAATTTTATCCGCAGGCGTTTCATTTTTATCTAAGTATTTTTCAGATAAATTTTCGACGCTTTTTGTATTAAACGTTAAAAAATAAATTACTACCGAAATTGTTACTGATGAAATTCCGGCGAGTATTACATTTATATCTTGGGTGTAAATATAAGATATTATAGTTACCAAAATTATGAGCCTAGTCAATGAATTATATTGAAAATTTTTATCGTTGCCAATAAACGGTATAATATTAAGCGAGGAATACAAAGCGCAGAAATTACTTAACCAGTAAGATGTCATTTAATATTACATAACTATTTTATTTTCTCTAAGAATTCTACAGAAAAATTATCAGTATGTAGATTACTAATTTCTGTTTTGTAATCGGATGCATACATACTATTATACTTATTAAATAGTTCTTTGTTTTTATTCACTATAATCTCCCCAAGTATAAACAAGGATTGAATATAATCCCATATAGCCTTTTTTGTTGAAGGCGTAAGTTGATCCCAGTATTTATCAAGGCCACAATCTTGAGTAAAATTTCCAAAATTTCTGGCGCGAGAATTGACGAGTTCATCATTTAAAAAAAACAAATCATCTCTTTGTTTTATCTGCGTTTTATAATCTACACAACCGGCCATGAATAAGTTTACCGGGGAAGAGGGAGAGGACGTTTTCAACATTTTAAAACATTTAAGATAAGTTTTAAGTTTTGCGTACGGAAATTTAGAAATTATCTTTTCTAAGAATTCTTCAAATAATTTGTTAAATTTTTCTAGTTCAGTAGACATTTATATTATAATAAGTACTTTTTTTAAATACATTATAATATTATATTTTATTATATTATATTATAATAAGATGTCTATCAAAATAAACGGTATTAACGTCTTTATCAATAGATTTGAAACACCAGTAGAAATTGTAAATATTGATAAATTAAAAACAGATTTTCCATTAGATGAAGACGAAGAGGGTTTTTATAAATTAAGTTTATCACAAAAAAAATTTTTAGGCAGAGAAACTATTAATGATAATTATAATAGACCCCCCATAGGACCCATAGAAAAAGGTTTATATTGTAGTATTTGTGAATCTATTGGTACACAAGACCATAAAGAAGACTGTGATGTTCCAGAAAAAGAGAGTTTATATCTTACCATCAAGGGTGTCAAAGATTATATTTTAATTCCTAGTTATAACGGAGATTTTTTAGATATTAAAAATAAAATCAACAGTGGTACTATAACCCAAGAAGAACTTGATGAAATTTTATTAACAGAGGGCGAAATCTCACCAGATGAATTTTTAAATGGAGAAAACGAAAACGTATTAACTCAAATTGCATTTGATACAGAAGGCGTATTTAAAAAACGAGGTCCCAAAAAATTAGCGGCGAAAACAACAACTACGCAATTTTTAAACAATGTTATACTTTCTTATGAAAAGCCCAGTGGCAAAACATCAATCAGAATAAGTAAAAATGGTCTTATAAATTTAATTAATGTTCCAGAAGAAAAAGCTGAATACGATGAAATGGTATCAGAATTAATAGAGAGAGTTAAAGATGCCGATGTAATAGACGTCGACGCTCTAGAAGAAGTTACAGGAGAAAGAGAATATCGTCTATTCCCCGAATATTCTTACACTCATTCAATATCTGCACAATTTACATTAAATAACATGGATGGTAAACAAATTAATTTTGAAAATCTCGATAACTTAATAAGTCCTTATGATTCTGAAGGTAATTTAATAGCAGGCAGAATTACAAATGTTGAAACTTTACCATCTGGTAAAAAGGTTATAATTTTTGATGGTATTAGAATAATAGAATGGGAATATTCGCTTGGTAGAATAACTAGAACAGGTGTTATGTCTAAAGACTATATAAAGTTTGTCAATACACCGGCACCGGGTTTAAAAATGACTTGTATTGTCAATAAATATGGAATTATAACAATGACAATATCTAAATGCAGTGATAAAAATATATCACTTGGATTATGCGAGCAGGGAAACACGGATATTACGATAGATTTATTTGACAATATCATGTCATCTTTTAATAATTTGTTTACAGACCAATCCGAAATACTAACTATTAAATCTCTTGAAAAAATTTCAAAAGATCTTAAAGTTTATAATACTGTATCCGGAAATGCAGTACCTTCTTCAGTCTGTAGAAATACACAAACACGAATAGACGACGATGGTAATACATGGAAAGAAGGTAAACGACCAGAGCCATATTCTTGGAGTGGTACGTGTCCGGATCCCAATTATCAATATTTATCCCCCGAAGGTGTACAAGGACCAGATGGGCTTTGGTATCCATGTTGTAAAGCAAAAAGTGAAAAGTCTATTCAATTGATGAGAGATTATTTACTAAAAGGATTTCCACGAAATCAAGTTGAAGCCGATAAGTATAGCATAATTAATGGTCAAGACATAGGTTCGGGTATTTTAATACCAGACAGTAATAGTCCTGGATCAACTGCTGAAATAGAAATAGACGGGCGCACAGAAATAGTGACCGTTATTAAGAAAAAAAATAAAAAAACTAATGAATATACCGTTCGAACCGAAGATGGAAGAGAAAAAGTTATTCCTGGCGACGCATTTAAAAAAGATTCACGCGTATTTCCTGGGTTAAATACATTCAATAAATTACAGTTAATCGAATGTGTTAAGTCTAATCTAAAAAGATTAGACTTGGTTATAAATCAAGAAGGTAATATAATTAAAAACAAAGTTTCAGAATTCAACGAAAAAAATTTACCAGAAAATACAGCCATTTTTAAAAGTTTGATAGGCGACGAATCAACTATTTCAAAAATAAATCTTACGTTATCTAGTTTAGAATTGTTTAAAACTACCCCTTATGTAGTGAAATCTGTGCCAAGCGACAGTTACCCATTTTTTCTTTGCCTCGGTCCAGGCGGGAATTTTTACATTAATACAAATTTAATGAGCATAGACTCGGAAATCTCGAGTTCTTTTGATACCGATATAATTTTATTTGGTTATTTAAGGAAAAATGAAATTGAAAACGTTAATGAGTATCATGTAGTAGATTTAATTTATTATAATGAATTGTTTACAAATGCTTCTTTTAATATTAGAAACCAAACTATAATAGATATCCAAAATTCGGCGTTAAATACAGTAACAGACGAAATTATAGCTTTTCCGGATTTTTTTAATGATATCATCGACGGAAGTAATTATTTTATAAATGAAAATAAAATGAATATATTGGCATTTATAAATACAGAAACGTGTAATTATATTACATGGGGAGAAAAAGATACAATAGATGACATAATAGAACTTCAAGTTTTAGAACTTACAAAGGGTTCAATTATAAAATTTGGTCACAGTAATATGCCGTTTCCCGAAGGATTAAGTTTTTTAAATAAGTATGAGTTTACAAAAAGAGAAATTCCTGATAAATTATTACGAGGTGATTATGTAAATATTAAGATTAACAGGGATTTTTCTGGAAACATTGTTCCTAAACGCAAGATAAGTATATTAAATAAAAAAGATAGAAAATATGATTACGATAAGGTTTTAAACAACTTATATACCAAGTTTAAACCAATTGGTGCAGCGTTGTTCGATGATTCAGAAGAATGGTACATATCCCAAGATAATAGACTTATATATGATGGAAATGTTTTATCAAACGCTTAAAAGATGTGTTAAAAATTTAAACAGTTCATTAATATTGATATTAGCACTAAGAAATTCAATTTCTATTTGAAATTTTTCGTCGGGGTTAGCATTAGTTTTAAACATTCTTGTTTCTGGACTATATTCAATCGAAGTTATAGCTGTAAAATCTACCCTGAATAATGCGTTTGGTTCGATGTAAGAAATCCGATATTTTCTTTTTGTATCACCGGTGGAATTGTATTTCATCACTCTTGTTTCGGTAGATAAAGAAAATCTTGTGTCAAAATTTAAAGCATTTGAAATATCTATGTCTATATTAGACAGTCTGTTTTTAATTATACTTTCATATTGTATAAATTTTGAAAATTCATGTGAATAAATGTATCGAGTTCGAATACCTTCATCATAGATGTCTATAAAATCATAAATTTCTTTTTTAAACCCAAATGATTCAATTTTAAGCAAAATCTTTTCAAAATCTAGTCTAGATATAATAGGATTAAAAAAAGTCTTGCCAGTTTTATTAATTTTTCCGAGTCTCATTTCGACTTCAATGTCTTTGGTAGTATTTACATTTTTAATCATGTCGTTGATCCGTTTGATGTCTTCATCTTTGATAAGTTTTATATTTTCATGTGCTGCTATACACTTGAATAATTTTGCTTTGGAAGAATGCTCGAGAATAACACGGTATGCTTTTTCATTATCAGGTTTGAGAAAGTGTATAAGGTTATCTAACACAACTGGATTTTTAAAACTACGCATAACATTTAACACTGTCCTTATTGCATTAGGTCTTAATTTATCGATTCTAGAGTTTTTCCATTTGAAATCGGCTGTAAATTCGTGAACCGTCCCGTTTTTTGCAGACACCGGTACATTAACGACGACGGGTCTCCCACGGTCTTGAAAAATTTCCAATGTATTACCTTTTATAACTTGAACATTTGCAGTTGCGTCTGTAATCTTGATAATTCTTAAGTCTACAGTTTGCTCCGTGGCCGGTTTCCATTTATATTGACCAGTCAGGATTGTATTCCAATTGCCTATTGTATACAATGTATCCGCCGCCGTAAAAATTAAACCGTCTAATGCTAATTTTCCTCTAAATTTATCAGCATTTTGTTTAATAGTACCGACGTAATCATAATATTTTTTTCGATGTTCTTTGAGTTGTGTCTGAAGCCAACCAGACCCGGATGTATTATACAGAGGCAGAGTTGCGGACAATAATGTTTCCAAAAAATAAATTGGTTTTAGTTCAATATTGAAAAAATCTGCGCCTTTGAATGCATTTGGTAGTAAAGGTTCTCCTTTGTTAAATTGTACTAATTCAGGGTTAATCATTTTAGCTAAAATGTCATATCTTGAAATATACGGCCACGCTTGAGATCTTAGTTTTCCATCTTCTGGTACCATCATTGAGAAAGATTGGCCAATTACTTTATTACCATCCGAATTTACAGAAATATTTTCAGGACCAAATAAAATATCGAATACCATAAAAGAAACACCCCTGATTTTAACCGGGTCTAGTTCTCTATGAGGTTTACCGTTGTTGTCAAAAAATACCAATTCTCCATCCAAGAGCATTTCTGGTGTATTTACATCTGGTAATTTCATACCCGATATAACATGTAGTTTCATATTACGGTCTACAAAACAAACTTGTCTTTGTTTTATATTAGCAACCCCTGTATCAGGTCCTATATACATAAGATATCTAGTTCCATCTACTTTTTGCGTAACAGTATATTTTGATTTACCGTTCGGGCCTTTCATCATTAAATTTGGCATATCAGTTTTTTCTAGAGTAATTGGCATCCCACCGATGAATTTAGACATCTCATAATTTTCATTTTTGGATAAAAAACCCTTGACTAATTTATGAAACTGATCTTCAATCTTTTGATTCTTAATCTGTTCCATTGGTATGTATTAATTATATATCATTTTTTTAATTTTAATATTAATTATTTTTTGCAATAAAGCATAAGGAAAATAATGATAAGTAAAAATATTTTTAGTTTATATGATTTAATTTCAGCGCTCGCTTTACAAATTAAATAGGCTTTATACCACCCCATTTTATCTTCTCTAAGTCCTTGTATATTGGTTGTAAGTCTATGAGCCCATAAAGGGGCCCCTTCCCAGTTCTTAAAATTTTCTGTATCGGATAAAACCTGGACTATAAGAGGTTCATGATATACAAGAACATTTTGTTCTGAAAAATAAAAAGCATCAACATGTCCAATAAAATTTTTACTTAACATTAATTTTTGCATGTCACTTCTAGAATTTTTAGATATAATCTGAGCTTGAGTGTGAGCCATTGGGTGTGTTTCGTAAAACATTTTATTTTTCTTAGTAAAAAAACCAAGCGAACCCATTGAAATAACGGTAAAATTGTTAGAAGCGATATAATTATCTATATTTTTATAATGGATCGGATTATAGTTTAGAACTTCTGCGTCGTCTTCGAGAATGATTATATTATTGTAATTTTTAGAATATTCAAAAGCGGTATAATAAGCATGAGTTAAATCTTCAACTGTTCTTTTAATACTATCGGGTTTTTTACAAGCCTTGAAACCTTTATTGTACTGATATACTGTTTTCTTTGATAAATTTAAAAGAAGATTGTCTTTTTTAAACCTATTAGAATCTTTCATTGTTAAAACAATTGTTAAATCTACATTTTTGAATAATGGATTTTCACTTTCCGCAATATTTTCATATGAATAACAATTTGTCATTTATTAATATGAAATTATTTAATTTTTGATTTATTTATCTATCTCATTTCTGGAGAAATATATCCATATCCAAGAAAATCGAAAATGTCTCGTTCTGTTTTTGGAAATTCCTTATTTATCGAGCTCATATACTCGGTTTGTGTTACTTTTGGACCAGC